GGCCAGGATTGCGGCCGAAAAAGCGCGAGCCGAGGAGATCGCCAAGGCTAAGGAATTGGGCGACAAGGAAGCGGCCAAGAACCTGAAGGCAGCTCCATTGCATGTCGAAGCCGTGGCCCCCAAGACCCCGGAGGCTCCAAAGATCCAAGGCATGCCTACCCGCAAAATCTGGAAATTCAAAGTCGACGTGAACAAACTGGATCGCAAGTACCTGATCGCAGACGAAGTAACGATCGGCAAGATGGTGCGAGCCTTGGGAGCAGCGCATGGGATCAGCGGGGTGACGGCGTGGCAGGAGGATATCCAATGAGGACACTACCAAAATTCATGGATAACCGTGAGGATCTGGCGCTTACTCGCCTGATCCTAGCGGCGGTGGCAATGCATGCCATGATAAACGACGGTCAAATGGTGTTGCATTCGACGGCAGACAAAGCCTTCGATATGGCGGACAAGATACTCGAGCGAGTCCCGGTACTCGAAAAAGAGAATGAAGATCCAGTCCCTGCACCACCTGATCCCACAACGCCGCCCTATTTACCTGGCGACGATATCCCATTCTGATGAAACCTCAAGCGCAAGAGCTGGTGCGGTTCTTCAGAGACAACAACTGGACGCTGAGACTCCATGATCTTCTCCAGACATCGTTTGCGAGCGAGTACCGCGCCAGAATTACGGAGCTGCGTCGGGAAGGCTATACCGTCACATGCCAGCGGAGCAAGCGTCCCGGCGAAAATGTCTATACGATGATTCCTCCGGAAGCATCCGGGCAGCGGAGATTTGCATGAGCCCATGCCCCTATTGCGGATCCGAGGTTATCCTGATCGACAGCGCCTTGATTTACAATGGGCGCGGGTATGGGCCCGTCTGGGTTTGTTCCAAATACCCAGAGTGCGACGCTTACGTGGGATGCCACAAAGGGACCACAAAACCCTTGGGGCGTCTGGCTAACCGGGAATTGCGTACCGCTAAAATGGCTGCGCACAAAGCCTTCGATGTTCTATGGCAACGGCGCGCGGCGACCGGGAGAACCAACCGAAAGGGCGCCAGGACGCGAGGCTATTACTGGCTGGCCGAACAACTCAAAATGCCGAGAAGTAAATGCCACATTGGAATGATGGACGTGAACGATTGCATCAGAGTGGTGAAAGTTTGCCAACCTTATCTGAAAGGAAAAACCAATGGAAAACCTGAAAACGTCACCGTGTAGAGGATGCGGCAAACCAATCGTGTGGGGCACGACCCCGGAAGGCAAGAAGATCCCGCTCGATCCGAGGCCGCCAGTTTACGAATTGGTTCAATCGCATCCAGGCAATCAGCGTAATCCTGATCCAGTGAATGCTAGACGGATAATAGACGCCTTTGTAAGCCATTTCGCCACATGCCCCAAAGCCAACGACTTCTCAAAGAGCAACCGAAAACCAGGAGTGACCGATGCTGTTTAAAACATTCATGGTGGTGACTGAGCTGGCAAACCTAATTGTGGTGCTGATTATTCTGGCGGTGACGCTATGATCCGCCTAATCGCTGGCGTCGCCTGTCTGGCTTTTGCATTGTGGTTGTTGATGGGATGCTACAGAAACCCATATTACAGCCGATGCGAAGGGAAGTACACGATGACAGCCACGGCGATAGTGACCGGCCCCGATGTGCCCTGTGACGCCGACAACTGCGGAAAGCAACCCGGTAATCTTGCCCTGCCGTCTCTTTTCTTCCACGACGACGAAGCCGATATGACGCCCGTCAAAAAGATGGTTGATCTCATCAAAAAGATAAATCCAGGGAAGAAAGTCACCATTGAACCTGATGAAACATCCCATGAGCCGGAGTATCAAAAACTGCCATTTAAGATCGGGGATTGGCGATTCTGGGTCGAGAAACTACAGGAGGCGGCATGACCTTTACCGACGACGATTTGAAGCGGTTAGACTGCTGGAACTACTTAGGTCCTTTTCACATCTCACGTCATGGTATTCCATACGGACGTTTTGGTGGAGTTGGAGCGCATCGGGTTTCCTATGAGGCTCACAAAGGCCCTATTCCGAATGGGCTGACGATAGATCATCTCTGCAAAAATACCATTTGCATTAATCCCGATCACTTAGAAGCCGTAGATTTAAAAGTGAATATTTTGCGTGGAGATTCTCCGACAGCCGTCCATGCCAGACAGACGCATTGCCCTAAAGGACACCCATATGACAAGGTTCGCTCCAAAGGTTTTAGGGACTGCTCCATCTGCAAGAAAGAGTATGACCGTACCTATCACTGGAAGAATCGAGAGAGGAGATTGAAATGGAACCAAGAAAACTATCGAAAGAACCGAACGACTATTTTAGCGACGAAGAAATTGCAGAGGCTAAAGAGCGGTTTCCAAAATCCGACAGAATCCATAAGTTAATCGCCCGTCTGGAAGCGGCCGAGAATGCTCTTAGCTACATGGCTGTCGATCATGAAAAGTTTATCCCAGCTTTTGAAGCAATTCAAGTCTGGCGCATAGCGGCGGGGAAATGAATGAAGTGACCCAGAAACGCTTAGCCGCTCTTCGCAACGACCATGCCATGTGGACTGCCCTGACTGACACGTCCTCTTGGGAATCGACCTTTTACCTATCGCTGATTGATGATCTCATGAGGGAGAAAAGACGACTCCAAATTAAACTCAATGAAAAGGGGACTGGAAAATGTGGTTAATAGCTGTAATTTACTTCTTACCGACCTTTATAGCCCTCGGGTCCGGTCACAGGAACGTGGCGGCGATCTTCATCCTGAATATTTTCCTCGGTTGGACCGGGCTCGGGTGGATCGGGGCCTTGATCTGGTCGTGCGTACGCTAATGCATTGCTGGCGCGGGGACGTATGGGTGGGCGGACGATGGGTCCATTGGTGTTTTTGGAGGCGCCGAAAGAAATGACTCCTGATCTCGACCGCATTTATGTGGGGGATTGTCTGGATGTATTGCGCTCATGGCCCGACGCCTTCATTCAAACCTGCGTGACTTCGCCGCCGTATTGGGGCTTGAGGGATTATGGAGTGGCTGGCCAACTCGGACTCGAAAAGACGCCTGAAGAATACGTGGCCAAGATGGTCGAAGTCTTTCGGCAAATTCGCCGCGTGCTGCGCACCGATGGAACTCTCTGGCTGACCCTCGGCGATAGTTTTAATGCCAATGGACGGCAAGGGCATGGAACGCGTACCGGATATAAGCAGGCCACCAATCGAGCCTCCGCAGCCGGTATAGACAATAACCGACTTTCGGACGTATTACTAAAAGCAAAGAATCAATTGTTCATGCCTCATCGTGTCGCGCAGGCCTTGCAAGCTGATGGCTGGTATGCCAGGCAGACCATCATATGGTCAAAACCCAATTCTATGCCAGAGAGCGTAACGGACAGACCATCGACCGCGCACGAATACATTTTTTTGATGTCAAAATCTGAACGCTATTTCTACGACAATGATGCAATCAAAGAACCGGCTTCTGAGGTGTCGATGGCACGAATGGATCGTGCTCATTCTGGTTATGCTCCGCCAGGACAAACAGCACATCGCGGACAAGCAAGGGGCCCACGCCATCATCGAGACAAGCAGCGTGGACATGGTCGCCGGCATGCCGGTTTTAATGACAGATGGGACGCGATGGAAAAGGCAGAGCAATGCTCTGGGATGCGGAATAAGCGGAGCGTGTGGACGATTGCCACTTGTCCATTTTCAGAGGCCCACTTCGCCACGTTTCCGCCCGAGCTCATCAAGCCTTGTATTTTGGCGGGGGCCCCGCTTGGCGGGGTGGTCTTGGATCCCTTCATGGGTGCGGGGACGACCGCTCTCGTGGCCGCCCAATACAGCCGGCATTTTCTCGGCATCGAACTCAATCCCGGTTATGCGGCCATCGCCGAACGCCGGATCGCCAGCGAGAAAGCACAACTGAAATTCATATGACCATTTCGGTGGCACCACCACAATGGTCAAGGAGAATGTAATGCTACAGCACAAAACGAAAACCATGAAGATCAAAGACCTGCACCCGGCGGATTACAACCCGCGCACGATCTCCAAAGAGGCACTGTCTGGCCTGGGTGAATCGATCAAGCGCTTCGGACTCGTGCAGCACATCATCTGGAACAAGCGCACCGGGAACGTGGTGGGCGGCCATCAACGCCTTAAGGTCCTGGCGGCCGCAGGCGAGACGGACGTGCAGGTGATCGAAGTGGATCTCCCGCCAGGCGAGGAAAAGGCGCTGAACGTCACGCTCAACAGTCCCGCAGTCTCCGGCGAATTTACGGATGATCTGCAAGGAATCCTGGAGGACATCCAGGCGGCCGTCCCGGAAGGATGGCTCGATTTACGACTAAACGAACTCAGGGAGGAAACAGACAATGAAGAAAAAGACTTGGACGAAATCCCGCCAGCAGGGAAACCGATCACCAAAGTCGGAGATCTCTGGGCGTGTGGCGATCACCGTCTCCTTGTTGGATCCTGCACCGACGCGCGAAATGTTGAACGCCTTATGGGTCATAGCCGAGCAGACCTTTGTTTCACGGATCCTCCGTATGGAGTCAGCTACGAGGCGCGGAGCGGAAAGCATGCGATCATCAAAGGGGATGACCTCCGTGACGATGCGCTGGTCAATCTCCTTGCCCCCGCCTTCAAACTCGCTACTCGCTTTACCAGCGATACCGCCGCCTTCTACATCTGGCACGCCTCCTCAACCCGCGAGGACTTCGCCTATGCCATGCGCGCCGCGGGGATCGTCGAGCGGCAATACCTCATCTGGGCTAAAAGCGGATTTGCGATGGGATACTCCGACTACCACTGGTCGCATGAGCCGTGCTTCTATGCGAGCAAGGGAGATCGCAAACCGGCATTTTACGGAGATGCAGCAGAGTCCACTGTGTGGCGCGTCAATACGAACCGTCGAGGTAATATCTCAACCATCATCGGGAACGGGATCCTCATCCAGGACGGAAAAGGCAACCGCCTCTGGATCCAGGCCAAACCGCCAGCTAATAAAAAACTGCGTACAGCGCGCATTGGCGTGGAAGAAACGCTCAGACTCTCGACTCTTGACAGCTCTGGAACGGTCTGGGAAGTCGGCCGGGACTCGAAAACGGAACACCCTACGCAGAAGCCGGTAGAGCTGGCCGTGCGCGCGATTAAAAACAGCACCAAGGGGGGGGGCATTATTTACGATCCCTTTCTGGGCTCGGGCACCACCCTGATCGGCGCCGAAGTCACGGAGCGCCGGTGCTTCGGATGCGAGCTGGATCCTGTGTACGCTTCCGTTATTATCCGACGGTGGGAAAAATTAACGGGCAAAAAAGCCAAGAAGATTTGACAAACTGACAGATGTTTAGCACACTCATGCCGATGATACCCGCGAGAAACACCATAAAACCATTTGCCCCTCGGGCCGAAACGCTGAACCTACCTTCGCGGGTATCAAGTACACGGAGTACGCCCAGGGGCCTTTTTTTATGACTAGACGCATGATCAACTCTGAACTCTTCCGAAACATCGAATTAGGGGATTGCGAGCCAGTCGTTCGCCTGCTTTATATTGGCACCATCGTAAATGCGGATGATGAAGGACGCATGCGTGCTCACCCCAAATATCTCCGGGCCGCCATCTTTCCGTTTGACCTTTTTGATGATGCATCAATGACCAAAATGAGGGGCGAGCTCACCAAGCGCGGATTATTCACACTTTATCAGGTTGATGGAGTTGAGTACCTCCAACATCCAAAATGGGAAAAGTGGCAAATACTGCGTAAAGACAGGGTGAAATCATCAGACTGTCCTTCACCTCGCAACCAAGCGGCAACCATATGTCAACCAACAGACAACCAAGGCGCGGCAGAACCCAACCCAACCCAACCGAAGTTAACCGAACCCAACCAAACCATAACCCCACCCGGCCCCCCAAAAGGGGCCTTTGAGATTATTTGGGCTAAATACCCAAGGCGGGAAGGGAAAAAAGCGGCTGAAAAGCATTTCAAGGCCAGCGTTACCACGATGAAAGATTGGCTGGATATTCAGAACGCTTTAGAGAATTATGTCAGGCAGATCCGGATCAACCACACGGAAATCCAGTACACAAAGATGGGCTCTACGTGGTTCAATAACTGGGCGGATTACGTAAATTTCAACGGGACCATGGAACTATCGGCTGGGTTCCGCCAAGAGACTCCCGCATTGCCTCCACTTCCACCGATGCCAGTTGAGAAACCATTCACGTGGGAAGAACAAAAAGAAATCCATTTGTTACGTGTTAAAAACTTTCCATGCCAGAGATCCACATGTGAATTTTGCGGAACCGGAAAGCCCAAGGAGGCGACGAATGCATCCCATGACAGCCCGAGCGATAGTCATCCACATGTTAACGCCAGAACAGAAGCAGCAAGCCTACAAGATCGAAAACGAGTTACCCAAAGGCCGATACCTGGTGGCGGGAGAACTTTCAAGGATTTTCTCCCTGAAAACAAGTCCCGTTCTTCTTGAAGAAACGATGAGAATAGATCGAATTTATTATGGCTGGGAGCGTGATATTCTCTGGCCAAAAAATGCACAAGAGGAAAAAAACCATGAGGAAAATTGCTCCGATATGAAAGGCCAGCCATGGTGCCGTTGCCGGACACGCCAGCAGGAGATCCAGGAGTGGGACGCGTGGTCGTTTCAGAACATGGAAATGCCCAAAGGATTTCTGCCGGTGAACGAAAAAGAGAGAGCGGATTTAGCATGACGGATCAAGAAATCAACGAAGCGGTGGCGCGGAAGCTGGGATGGAATCTAGGAACCTTCAGGGCTACTATGCGATATGAGGGGCCTGCCGGAATTTCTGACGCAGAGTTTCAAGAATGGATTACACCGGAGGGGATCAGGGTTGGTGGCATTCCGGATTACTGCCATTCCATCGCGGCGGCGTGGGAGATTGTGGAATTTCTTCATGCGGATGAACTTCACACGATTTCGATTTATTGGCATGCCACTGAGAGCGTCTCGGTTCAAATTCAAAGGTATTTGGGTATGCAAAATCCCGACCATGGGCCATCCATAAGCGCCGATGCCGCTACCGCTCCCATGGCGATCTGTTTAGCGTTTTTGAAATTGCCGTGAATAAAAGAAATTTAGATACTCTGGCCTGTGAAAAATGTGGCGCCGTTTCCTGGTGGCAATGCCATCCATGCAATATATTTTTCTGTCACAATTGTAACGATCACAAATGCAAAAACCGGGAGGAAATAAAATGGTCAGAGGAAAGAAAGCAGAATCAAACAGAGTGAACACCCAGGCCCCATTGCTGGAGGTTCCCAGAACACAAGCCGCCACGGAGGCCGATCGATACGCCGACATTCAGAACGATATCGAGGCCAAAAAAGCCATGCTTGTGCAGCAGGCCGAGAAAGTCGTGCAGGCGATGAAAAAGAGCGGCCAGCGCGTGCTGTCTTATACCGACGAATACGGTTTTAAACACACGTTTACGGTCATCGAAACGCAGGAAAAACTGCGGCATACCAAACGGTCGGAGGCTTAACATGCGAGTGACATTCAAAGACGGAAGTGTTGTGGAGCACGTGGCCGCCGCCCAGGGCATCGTTGTGGCGGATCGGTTGTTATTGAAAACAGCGGAAGGGGATATCGTCGCGGATATTCCGACCGATGATGTCGCCACATGGGGGGCCATATTATGACAATTGGATTATCGAAGTCGTCATTGGATATTTTCAAGAGTTGTCCAAAGTGCTGGTGGCTTCAGATGAACGCAAAGCTCAAGCGACCAGAAGGCATCATGGCATCGATCATGAACGGCATCGATGATGGTATGAAGCAAGTCTCGAATTGGGCAGTCGAAACAGGGCATCCGACGCCCTATCTTCAGGACTTTCCATTGTCGCGGCCACACCCTGATCGAGCGATGGTGGCGAAGTTTATGAGTTGGCGAACATTCCAGGCCACAGTCAAAGCTGGAAACCATAAGGCGCTCATTTGGGGACAAGTCGATGATTTAATCCAATGGCAAGACTGCAGCGTCTCGCCTTGGGATTTTAAATCGAATGGGAAAAAACGTGATTGGCAGGAATACACGCTCGCCTACAATTCACTGCAGGCCGATATGTACGAACTCTTGCTTAACGCGCAAGGGCTCAAAACAACAGGCGAGGCTTACTTCACATACTCATGGCCAGTGGTGAAAGAAGGCGTACTGGGATTTGATTTTGAAACCGTCAAATTCAAAACAGAACCAGATCGAGCACTCGCTGTTATTGAACTCGCGCTTGATTGCTTGCAGGAGCCAGAGCCTGAAGCAAATCCCGAATGCAATTACTGCGCTTATGTAGCGAAAAGGAATTATCGAAAATGAAATGGTGGACCTGGCATAGACATCGCTGGAAAGAAATCGCCAAGGATGGCATCGGCTATTTCGAGAAGCAGGCCGGACAGGGATCCATCATCGTCATCCGCGGTAGGATTCGCGGATGCGATGGGTGTCCCGAGCTGCGCTTGGTTCCGCATGACACCCGGTATCGATCAGTCCCCTGCGAACCCCACAAAATGCCAGCACGCTTTAAAGGCGATTGGCAGGATCCCAAGTTCAGGTACGCATGAACGCCATAGAACAAAAACGGGGCTGGGCTCGTTGCGGTTGGTGTTTTTATTATGAAGGCCATACCGACTGTCAAATCGTGCCGAAGGATCTGATCTTAGTTTGCAGGTGTTGCGGTCACCGGTTTTCGGATATGGCGATCAAAAAAAGCGTCGAGGTCGCTTCATGAAACACACCTTCATCATCCCGGGACGCCTCCCATCCCTCAATGAGTACATCGCGGCTTGCAACCGCGCATGGTTCATCGGGCAGGGCTTCAAAAATAAGCAGATGCGAACAATCAGCGTTTGCGTGATCGCGGGCGGTGTCCCAGTCTTTACGAAGCCCGTCACGGTCTTATTCCGCTGGTTTGAAAAGGACAAACGGCGCGACCGCGATAACATCCGCTCCGCAGAAAAATACGTGATGGATGCGCTCAAGCATATGCACCGGATCAAAAACGACAACCAGAAATGGGTGCTTGATTCAAAGCATGAAATTCTTCTGGACAAACAAAACCCGCGCGTGGAAGTGACGCTGACCGAAGTCTCCGGCAAGGAGTGGAAGTAAAGGACTCATGAGAAAGGTGTATGGTGTAGATCCGCTGTTTCTCTGGTGGTGCCCAGGCTGCCCTATTGCCTTCCGCTGGAAAGCCATGACCACCACCGCATGGCTCAAGCATGTCGAAGCCCATATCCATCATCCCCTGTTAGATCCTTCCATCGACGAGAAATGAAAATCGACTCTTGCAAAGCTTCTCCGAGTGGGGTATCTTGATGGCATTCCGATGCTTATCAAACCCCTTGGTTTCCTCCCTGAAACCTCACCCGGCGGAGTCCTCGAGCTTCAGCTCCGCTGGGCTGATTTTGACTTATGAGTAATTCTCCGACGAAGAAACCTAAAAGTCGACATCCAAAACGAAACGTTAAGGCGTTTCAAGCGGCCATAGAAAAGACAGAAAAGAAAGCCGAATTCATTCGATGGTATGAACAAGGCGGGGCCATGTACTGGTCGGCCCACAAGATCGGACTGAGTTACGACACCATCGCTCGCTGGCGCAAAGAAGATCCCGAGTTTGATAACGCAGTCATCGATGCCTATGAGCGCACCACCGACAACCTCAAGATGACGGGTTACATCCGGGCCATGAAGGGCTCCGATAACCTGCTCATGTTCTTGACCAAACAGCGGGACCCCTCCTACCGCGAGCACTTCGGAATTGAGAGCCGGAACTTCCATACCGGATCGATTGCAAACCCGAGCAAAGTCCCTGTCTCAGTCCAGGCGGCCGTAGATGCGATTGCGCTCGATCTGGTAAAGAAAATGGCGGAGAAGCTGTGAAGAAGAAACACGTTTGTAAGTGCATCCACGGGACCAGGCACAAGACCCGGAACAAAGAATGCGTCTGCCAGTGCGGCAAGCCCATCGACACGAAAGACTACGCCATGAGGATGCTCTGATGGCAGATATGCCTAATATCGTCGTCAGAGTGGAAGAAAAAGGCCTGGATGAATTGAAGAATTTATTGATCCATTTAGGGCGAGAGCGAACGCGCATCGAAGTTATTGTTAATCGATTTGAAAGCCTTTTACGGAAAGCGGAAAAACTCTGATGGCCGAAGCGGCACTGGCATATACCAGCTTCGATGAGATGCCGGCAGAGCAGCGGTACATCTGGAAGCTCGCGGCGCGCATCCGTATGGCCAGGCATTACGCCGCCGAAAAGAACGTGCTCGCCTGGAACGCCGTCGTGTTCCCCCACATCTTCTACCTGCCGTACTGCATGGAATTCCACAGCTATTTGGTCGACATCCGAGGCCTTGAGTTTACGTGGACCTTTGGCCCCAGAAACCATGCCAAGACGGCCGTGGGAGACTTCGGGATATCGATCTACCAGGCGCTGAATGAACCCGAGATCTTCAATCACTATCTCTTCGTGCAGGGATCCCAGGACAAAGCCCTCGCGCTCAATCGCATGGTGAAAAACGAAATCGAATCGAATGAGGTTATCCGCGCCGTTTATGGCGACATGATGGGCAACAGGTGGACTGACCAACAATTCGAGCTCGCCAACCACGTCGCATTTACAGCCGTCTCCACAGGCACCAGCGTGCGCGGTCTCATGTTCGATGGCCGCCGACCGGATTACATCATGCCGGACGATCTCTACAACGAAGAGCACATCAACAACCCCGAGGCAACGCTCAAGGTCAATGAGTGGTTCTGGTCGACGCTTTACAACGCACGCGCCAAGACCAAACGCTGGAGCATTCACGGCACCGGGACCGCTATCAACGATTACGATCTCGGTGCCAAAATGGAGAAAGAAGGCAAGAGCAAAGACGGGAACCAGATCGTGTTCAGGCGCTTCAAGGCCGTCAAGAATTTCGACACCAAAGACGTTCTCTGGCCCGAACTCCACGGAGCCGGTGGGAAAGACCCATTCGCATCCGTCATGCTGGATTTCACACGCATGGGCACGCATATCGCCATGCGCGAATTGCAGAATGAGCCACGGGATGAAACCACGGCGATCATCAAACGGTCATGGCTTTACAAGCCCGATGGCCGGTCGTGGGAGTACGACCCGCATGAGCTGAACGCGCTTCTCAATAACCCCGATGCTGACGTTCGCATCTCATCCATCCGGATCGGCAACGACCCATCGATCGGAAAGAAAAACGACTCCGATCCCACAGGGACTGCGCTCGTGATTGAAACGATGCACAAAGACGGATCCGAGTTTTGGATCGAGAACATTGATGCCGAACGCATGACGCTGGGCGAACGCAAAGCGCAACTGCAAGCTTGGGCCAAAGACCGCCCGGAGGAACGCCCGGTGAATGAAGTCCGCATTGAGGCCATTGGTGGATTTGATGATTACGCCACATACGTCATTACCGAGACGAATCTGCCAGTGCATCGGGTGGAATGGGTGCCGGACAAGATCACGAACCTCGAGAACCGCTCGCACTATTTCGAGAACGGGAAGGTCCATGTTTCAAATTTGATTCCCCGGGAAAAGATTGATAAGCTCGTCCAACAACTCACGACCAATTACCCGGAAAACGATGACATGCGCGATGCGGTGCTTTTAACGATGGATCTCGAACCCGCTAGCTGGGAGAAATTCATGCGATGAAAGAATACGGCTGGAGTGACGATAATCAAAATGTCTTCTGTGGATTCTGCGCATGGGTTACCTACTGCCCCACGATAGAACTAGCGGAGCATCGCCTCAAGAATCACCTTCAAGAAGTACACGGGAAAAAGCTGTTATGCCGATTGGATCATGAAACGAATATGGTTCACAAAATCCCATGAGCAAAACTAACGGCAGCGCCTCTCTCACCACCTTGGAAAACAGAGTCGCCTCGCTCGGCGTCCAGGCCCGCGACCTGCAGAACCGCATCGACGCCAAAGAGGACAGCATCGTCCGGAATTCCCTCCCGATTTTTACCACCGGCGCATTCAACACCGACATGGCCAGCACCGCCTCGCTCGCCTTCAACAACGCCTACGCTCCGCTCACCTTGCAGTACCAGACGCTGATGTTCACCTACAAAAGCCAACCCGTGATTCAGAACACGATCGACATGCCGGTGCAGGATGCGCTCAAGGGCGGCGTGGACTTCAGATCAGACGAGCTCGACAAAGATGACATCAAAGAGTTTGAAGAAAAGCTCGATGACATGCAGTTTTATCTGCAGGTCAAAACGCTCGAAGAATGGGCGCGTCTCTTCGGTGGAGCGGCCATGGTCATCAACACAGACCAGGATCCAGCGACGCCTCTGAATCTCAACAAGCTCTATGGCCATCCGCTGCGCTTCTACCCAGCCTCGCGGTGGGAGCTTCAATCATCCAGGCGTTACGCGGAGGAATACGTTTTCTATGGCCAGCGGTTTCATAAAAGCCGGATTCTGACTGTCTCCGGAAAAGAGGCGCCGTACCAGATCCGATGGATGTTGCAGGACTGGGGCCTCTCGGAAATGGAGAAACTCCTCGAGCCATTCAACATTTACCTCCGGACACAGAACGCCATCTACGATCTGCTCAAAGAAGCCAAGGTCGACATATTCCAGTTTGAAGGGTTTCTCTCCCAGCTCTCAAGCAACAAAGGCACCCAGCTCGCCATCCAGCGCGTGCAGATGATGAACATGGCCAAGAGCAGCTCGAACGCGCTCGTGATGGACATGAAAGACAAATACGAGCAGAAGGTGATGACCTTCAGCGGGCTCGCAGAGATGTGCGTGCAGAACAGGATCTCGCTTGCCAGCGCCACGCGCATCCCCATCAATAAACTCTTCGGAACCGGAGCGCAGGGGTTCTCAAGCGGAGAGGACGATCTCGAGAATTACATCATGCTCGTCGAATCCGAAGTCCGCGAGCATATGCGGCCTTCGCTCAAAGAACTCTTTGATCTCGTGGCCATTAACCTCTGGGGTGAATCGTTTGATATGCCGTTTGATTACAAACCCCTACGCGTGGTTTCTTACGAAGTCGAAGAACAGATCAAGACGTCAAAGCACGCCAGATATTTTCAGGACATGCAGGCCGGGATGTTGACCCCCCAAGAGTACATGCAGCTTCAGCAGAAAGAAAAGCTGATCCCCATCGAAACCGAAGTCGCAAGAGGGGCGACGCCTGAGCCGATGATGGTAGAAGCGCAGCCGGAGGAAAAAGAAGAAAAACCACAGGGAGGTAAAAAAGAATGAGCTTTTCAGATCATAAAGTTCATGTGAAGTCGATAGTGATCATTGAATGGAAATTTGATTCCCCTGAAGATGTTCAGTCTGTCATCGATGGATTGCAACGAATAAAAGATAATGCAAAATTTCCAATCGTGTGGGGTCATCAAACCGAAGGAACACTTAAATAACAGGGAGGAAAAGACAAATGATCGGAAGAATCCAGATAGAGTTTAATACGGAAACAGGGCAGATCATGCTCAACGCACCGCTCGACAACCAGGCGCAGAAAGACATGACGGTCAAAGTGCTGGCGGCCGCCATTCCGATTGCTGTGCAATATGAATCAAGCCCCATCCTCAAACCCACCGGGAACGGCAAACCGCTCGTGCTCCCAAAGACACCACCCGCGAATTGAACCCTCTCGTTCAGACCCTGCGCCCGGTTTATTTCACGGACGTAGAACGCCAGCTCCGGAGGATTTTCTATGACATTCTCTTCGCGCCGTTACTGGCGGTCATTGAAAAAGCGAACAGCCAGGAGACGGAGTTACGCGCCGCAACCGATGACCCCATCCGCGACGCGCTCAAATCTGGGCGAATCCAATACTCAAACGGAATCTTCTCGGGCGAATTCAATGCACAAATCTCAAAAGCTCTACGCAGAATTGGCGCTCTGTTTGATGCTCGCTCACGCCTCTACAGGCTGGATCCCGGCCGTGTTCCTTCATGGATTGTTGCGGAAGCGACGTCATATGCGATGAAAGCCAAAGGCACGCATGAAGAACTCCTGCGCGTTTTAAACGAAACTGTCTCGCACCTCGAAAGCCTTGTGATCGATCATCCCGTGAACCCGGAGAAATCCATCAACGAAATTGATCGAGGATTTAAATCAGCAGCCGAGCAATTGCAGATCAGCCCGAAGCTCAGTGACCAGGCGCGCACCGAGATGAAGCACGAATACACCAACAACATGAAGCTCTGGATCGATAAATTCTCGCGCGAGGAAATCACTCAGCTCCGCCAGCGCGTGGAGCTGAACGCCACCCAGGGATATCGCTTCGATCGATTGATTGCCTCCATCAAGAATCGTTACAGCGTTTCGGAGAACAAGGCCACATTTCTCGCTCGCCAGGAGACAAGCCTATTCCTGGCCAAGTTCCGCGAAAAGAGATTTAAGGACGCCGGCATCCGCAGATATCGCTGGAGCACCGCGCATGATGACCGGGTGCGCCATGATCACCGG